TTTTGGTGTTTCCTGATTTCCCCTCCTGTTTTTATTTCTTAGAAGTAACTCAAATCCTCTATTAATTTGGGATGCTTCTTCTTTCTTATTTAGACCTAAACCAGGCTCATTGTCTCCAATCATACATAACTATTCTCTTTCAAATATTTAATTGTATCGGAGCATCCGCCAATTTTCTTGTCGTCCACTACCACTTGTGGAAAAGTAGACCCCGTTCCAAACTCTTGATAGAATTCTTCACGAGTAAAGTCTCTACCAAGTTTATAAACGACATGTTGTAACTCAGATAATTGTAACACCTGTTCTACTTTTGTGCAATATGGGCAACCGACTTTCGAATATACAGTAAAGTTTTTCATGTCTTAATACGCAATATTTTTTCTTGGTTTGTAACGATAGAGAGCAGTATTGTTTTCCGCATTCATCCATCTTAATATATCATCTTTTCTTTGTTGAGTAAAGAACTCTTGATTAGAGTACCACTCTTCCCATGGTTTATGTGATTTATCCTGATTACAATCCTGACAGCAACATACAACGTTGGTCACAAAATCAGTTCCACCCTTTGACCGAGGAACAACGTGATCAATTGTTAGATTATTTTCTTCTCCACAATAGGCACATTTATTTCCCCATTTATCTTTTATCATCTTTCTCCACTCTCGTTTTGCCTCAGACGGGCGACAAGTCTGTAAATCAAACAGGTACTCGTCGGGAGTGGAGTATTTCAGCATAAGCATTAATGCGTCTTACAAATATTTATTCTTCCTCTAACTCTCGCAAATAATCAATCCACCACTGGGGATCTTTCTGCATCTTCCAATTAGGGACTTCTTTTCCATGAAGCGAATAATACTCTCTAATCGCTTCATCTATAATCTGTGCGACTTCCATACTCCTCTTCCTCCGCATCAACGTCTGCATATGGGTTTTCCATGTAGGGTCCTCTTCTTCTAAATGGTTCTTTTCGAACATAAGATGACTCCTGACTAACGGCTGACATCCACACTGCTACTTTCATCATAACGTAAATTGCTGCAATCGGAGTAAAGCAGGCAGCAAGTACGAGAGGTCTCATTGGTCAATCTCCCAACATTTTTGGAACTTGTCTCTCAACTCATTAAGTTTAGATTGTTGTTGAAATTCTAAAATATGTTTGTTGATTTCTTTTTCTTCTTCTGTAAGCGACATACGATATTTTTGTTTGATATCAATCAAGCGCACCATATCCATATAGTGCTCTGGACTTTTATTAACAAACTCTTCGTAGGTCAATCTCTTTGCCTCCAATCGTCTGGTTTGTCTCTACCTTCTGTCCACCAGTCAATCATATCGTCTACACTATCAAATCCACGCTTACCAAAGCGTTCATGACCAAGACCGCCAATGTCAAGTTGATTCAAGAAGTCATCCATATCACCTTCTTGCATATCAGGATTCTCTGCTTTTCTTCTCGCCTGTCTGAGAATCGTAGCAGCAGAGCGGTTGGACTTTGCCAACTTTTCTGCCCAAATCATATCTTCCAAACTAACTTCTTCATGAAAAGCAATCTTATTACAAATTGCTTCAAGACGAAGACGGTATTGTGTAGAAAGCATATGCAATCTCCATATAAGGTTATTTAGCGTTAATCATCGCCTCTAAGTCATTGATCCTACTGAATTCTTCATATGCTCGTTCAGATCTTTCAGATAAGATATCAGAGATGTCTTCAAGAATTACCTCGTTATCGATGTATTCATCAAGATATTTGTCCAACGCTTCCTTCAAGTAGCGTTTGCGATGCCACTCAGGTGAGTATGGTTTGTAGTGTGCCATAACAAAGAAAAAATATAGGCTAATTATACTACTTCTTATGCCCTTTGTCAAATGGAGCCCAGTGTTGCCAGTTGTATTTGTGTATTGCCCAGATACCCATAATAGGCAGCACAATCAGAATGTATCCAATAAATCCAAGTGTGATGGGGTTTTCTAATACCCATCGTGCAAAGTGTCCCATTAATATCCTCTCCAAGTCTTAAACTCAAAATAAAAATACTGGTCAAGCACACTGCTATCTAATGGAGCATTTTCAGTCTTGTGTGCCCACTCAACACAGAAGTCTATGATGCGGTGGTCATTTAAAGAACTGTGCCCCCACATTCTTACAAATGCGGAAGCAGCAAAGTGATACCGCTGTTTAATGCGCGGTTCCGTTTCCCTTATAATCTTTGGTATCATAGTACCCTCCTCGTGTCCCGAAATAGAGTGTTGCTAAGACGAAAGGAACTGAAACAAACAATAAAATCTTACCGAGTAACATTATGCAAAAATTCCTGGAACATAATCGATCTTTTCACGAATCTCATCAAGAATTTCACCATACTCTCGGAATCTCCTATCTCCCGCAATAAAACGTCTCTGCCTCATCCATACAGCATCTGCAAGGAGTTTAAGTTCGTAGTCTGAAAAATGATCGAGTCTGCTCATTTGAAATCCTCAGTGTTTACTTAAAATTTACCTTCAACACAATACTGTGCTTTTTTATTTGGATAGTATGGATAGAGTCCATCTCTTGGTTTCATAAAACCACATCCAATCAACCAATCTTTGGTTAGTGGTGTTGGTGTCACTTGCTCCCAGAGTGGACCTTCTAGGATCATTTCGAGGTGTCTGGCGGTATGATTGAGCTGCTCCTCTGCCCAGTTTGCATCTGCTTCCCATGGAACTGCACGACTCTGCATCATAGATTCATAAGTCAATCTAGTATTTTTCATAATCCAAGCAGGAATCTCAGAATCTTGGTGAACCTGAGCCATAAACGCTGTATCCAATCCACCACCCATTGCATCTTGAACAACGTGCCAACCCTCATGTCTCATTGTTCCTAGAAACTCCCTAGGGTCTCTCAAAAGTTGTTCATTAACAAAGAAACGATTATACTTTGGTTTATAAATTCCAACAGTTCTTGGAGTGAAATATCTACTTGGTGCGAGATAAACTCCAACATCTAACTTATTAAGAGCAGCGATGATTCTTAAAATTTCTTCTCGGAATGGATCAAAATCTGAGTGATCAAAAGTTTTTGTTTCTTCTGTAAGTTTTTCAACTCCTTCATTACACTCTAAAAGTATCATACATCCCATTGCATCCAAACTATATGGTTTTACAGTTGGTTGTGTTGGTTCTATTGATGTTGCAATGGCTGGGAATGTAAACAAAAGCGAAGCTAAAAAAGCAATTTTTTTCATAATGGATATGCGTGGGTAATTCCCCAAGTTATAAACCCAATGATAGTTATAAAGATAATAATTGTGGGGAAAATGATATTATTCATTACATTCCTCCATTTCTAAAACCGATTATGTAACCAATAATAATTCCACACATGAACGCTACAAACATGTAGAGCATGTGTGAAAGAAAATCAATGAATATGAACCATTCCGTCGTCGTCATCATCGTCTTCGTAGGTTGATGGTTCTTCAAAGAGTTCTTCCATTTTTTGACGTAGAACTCTTTCTTGCAACTCTTCTAGATCTTTGTCGGTGAATCTAATCACTAGTAGTGGATCTCCTGCTTTAACGTCATTCATTTCTGGATGCTTCACTTTTGGACTTTTTGAATACCCGCGATGAGCATTCATTATCATCCAACCTTGTACAAACATAGATAAAGCAATGCCCATAAGGACAAACCAAGGAACTAAAAATATTAGTTCAGAGTGATTTTGAGCCATGGAAATAGAGGTGGAATAACTCCAATGAGTCTAAGTAATCCTTCGGCAAATAATGCAAGAACTACCCAACCAACACACATACTGATAATGCTGGCATTACGATTATGTCTGCGTATAGCAGCATCAATCATTTCTTGACACTCTTTCTGGGTTACCAGATGTTCTGGATTCAGTTCGTTCATTCTGTGCGCCATGGCACCATGTACCTTTCTATCTATGAAACTGATTATAGTGAGGGTGGTGCTTTTTGCACTGTTATGACAGAGTTCTCTGACATTTCTTAAAGAACTGTTGTAATTAATACTCTAATTATAATTTGTTCTTATTTTTACATAATCAAATATTTTTTGTGGAACATTTATATCCAATGCCTGTTCAAATCCTTTGAATCCTGGCGATGAATTTGCCTCACAAATTTTATATCCGTCTGGATGAAATAGAAGATCAATTCCAGCAATATCTAAGTCAAGTGTTTTTGCGACTTGAACCGCCAACATTTCCATCTGATCATCCACATCATAGGCTAACCCTTTACCGCCACGAGTGATGTTTGCTTTAAAGGATCCATCGGTTGCTTGGCGAAGCATAGCACCAATGACCCTACCACCAATAACGATAACGCGAAGATCACGTCCCTCTGATGCCTGTACATACTCTTGTACGATCATACTATTCTTAAAGTCTAGCGCAGAAATCAGTTCTGACAAGTCCTCAAATTCTTTCGGTGTGTGACAGAGATAGACCCCAGCACCATGAGATCCAGTTACAACCTTGATAACACAAGGAAATCCCACAACCTTCTCAACTAGTTCAGCCTTACATGGAAAACGAGTGAGCATTGTCTTAGGAATAGGAAGACCTGCTTGTGCCAAGATCTGATTGGCATACATCTTATCCTTTGCTGCCACAATCGCGTCCGAATTAGGCAGTGTTGGAACGTTTAATCGTTCAAACTGTCTGAGAACACTGAGATTAAAATGACCAGTACCAGACCCAGTACGAGCCAATACAGCGTCAGGGAGAGAAACAATATTATTGCAATATCGAATCGATTTGCGATCATCCCTAGACACAATGAGATCAACTTCATCAGCGTGTACCACAGAAAATTTTATACCATATCTATCAGCTTCTTCGACGAATCTATCTCTCTCATAAGTTTCTTTTGTGAGACGATTTGATAGCATCCATAAATCCATGGTCAGTCCCAAGAAACATTTTGAACCAGAAAACCAGGCATCACATAAGTCCAAGCACCAAGATCACCATTACCACCTATTTTATATTCCCACTTATATTCAAATTTATTGTGAGAATCCCAAGTCATGTAACCTTTCTCCTTGTCAAAACGTCCTTTAATAGTTAGTCCAAATTTATTAGAGAAAATATTACGAGTGCGAAGAGCACCACCAGTTTCCCGTGTCTCAATTACTACACAAGTATCGAGGTAAGTTTGAATTCCTCTTTCGATCATGCAAGCAGTTTCATATCGGAAAGGTCGATATGTTTTAGTTTCTTGGGCAAAAGCAGGAGAACCAAAAAGAAGTGCAGCAATAACAAAAAACTTTTTCATCCAATTACTCTCCAACAAACAGTAGCGTTTCCTTTTTTAGTTGATTCAATATGTGCAAATGCAGCGTATGAAAGATCCAAATCAGCATGAGAATAAGGACCTCTATCATTTACTCGAACAATAACTTGCTTTCCATTATCTTGATTTGTAACTCGTATCTTACTTCCCATACGCAAATATGGATGAGCGGCAGTCCAGCGATAAGCATTAAATGTTTCTCCGTTCGCAGTCACTCTACCATGAAACCCATCACCCATGCCATAGAAAGTAGCAATACCACATGTAAGACCAGCAATCAAACTCATATCTTAAAGTAGTCGTGTGCGACCATATACTAACGGATTTTTCTTTTGTCGTCAATGGGTTTAGAGGTATTAACCTTGTTTGGTCTATAAAGATTTGGCCATGTATCTCTAATAATCTCTGCGAGTTTATAAGGTGTTTCTGAACTTATCATAATAGAGACATAAAAAACAGAAAGAATCCAAAGAGTATAAAAAATGCGAGCATTCCTAGCATAAAAAAAGGAGTTCAAAAGAACTCCTTTATTTATTTTTTAAAGAGCATTTCCTCTCGGTAAGACTTCCTCAGGGAAAACAAAGTTCTCGTGAGGTTGATCAACAGGTGCCATCCAAGCACGAAGACCTTCATTCAAAAGAATGTTCTTAGTGTAGAACGTTTCGAATTCGGGATCCTCCGCTGCACGAATC